TCAATATCCTTTCAACTCAACAAATCTTTTAGCGATTACCTTTCTACGGCTATTTATATAACGAGTAGTTTTATTTAGTTTCTCTGCCACGTCTTCCCAAGTCGCACCAGCTTCTAAATATCTCATTTTAAAAATGACTAGATCACTTTCAATTAAGTTTTCCATCAAGGTATCTACAACTAGTTTGAAGCCTTCTAAATATCTTAGTGTTTGGTCTTCTTCAATTCTAATGATGGTTGCTTCAGTAGGACTATATACTGTCTTGCCTTTCCCACCAGTATAATCTTCAGCGCTATGTTTCTTATTATGTATTAGTTCCTGTCTTCTCAAATAAATTTTACTAGCAAGCGTTCTATATCGTCCTAACTCAATATCTATCCCGTCCAGGTCTCTGTTACTCAACTCGTACATAGGCAAGTACCTCCACTTAAATTTTAAAATTTTTTTATCTTGCGATTTGTCAAATTGTAAATTCTGTCAAACTGACAAAAAACGCTGAAAGCCTACCAATACTCAAGTTAGAAGCTATTACTGTTTTAAGTTTGACAACTCTTCAATATGACAAGTTCAAGGGAAATTTCTTTAATTTATCCCCTCAGTTTCTCATATCTTACATTCTGTGAAACTCACTCCATTCTGTAAACCCCTGATATACCTTGCTTTCAAGCTATTACTTCTTTTCAGTTTATGCTTACTTTGTTATGTGAAACTTAGTAAAGCATAAAAGTAGGACTAGCGATATTTCTTTTGTTTGAGCCATATATCACTAGCCTTACTTAATTTGTTCCCTATTTTTCTAAATACACTTTAATGTCCCGATATTCCTTAGAAAAATTCATCCATCCGCTAGAATCAGGGTTTAAGAATGGTAGGACAGTAAGCGGACTTACTTCTGTTCGATACGGCGATAGAGAATATCTCTGACTTATTTCTCTGACTACACCTGTATGGATTTCTTCTACATCCTTCTTCAGTTCTTGAATTTCATCATATGCGTCCAGAATTCGTCTAAGTTTCTTTCGGTATTGTTTATAGATCTTCTTAGTTTCCATTCGTTGCTTAGTCTCTTTAAAAATGTATTCAAAGATGACTGCATTAGCTTCTGAAAAATCACTATCAAATTTTTCCTGAAGGCCATTAATAGCTTTTTCCATCTTTTCCAGCTGCTCTAAAGATTCTAAGTTATTTGACAAAAAAGAATCTATGTTCTCAAATGAAACTGCTTGATTGCCTAACAGGCTTTTCCTTTTTTCGCTTAACTGTTCTCGCGCTGAATTAATCTTACTTTTTTTATTATCTAAATCATCCAGTGTATCAAATACTTGATTAATATCCATTTCTTTCTCCTAGTTCCATTGAATAAAGTAACCACAATCTTCTTCAACTTTTTTTACATCAAATCGGGTATGTAAAATCAACCGTTTCCCAAAATAGTCATTCGCATTCATCCAGCTAAGTGTATCTTTCTTGCGATCAAACAAAGTAACAAAGTTTTCTAGATCTCCGATAAAGCCTTTTTTGTCACCTTTATTCCCTAATGTTGTATCATCTACAATTAAAAAGTTATCTACAAAGAATGTTTCACTTGTCCCTGTCTCTTTATCAACTTTAAGAAGATAATTTCCTGAAGTGTCTTTCATTTTTTCTAAGACACTAAATAGTGATTGACTAACAACCATAGATACATTGCGCTCTGGATTGATTAAAGAAACAATAGATTTCAAGTCGTCCATACTTGTAGCAGTCTGCACTTTCGCAGTTTGGAGAATTTTCCCAATCTCTCTATTTCGTGTTCTACGTTTTAATTTAATAATCTTCTTACCAAGAAAATCCGTTAAATTATATTGGCCATCATCTAATTGTTCCTGTGAAAAATCAAGTTTTCCACTGAATAATTTAACTAAGTAATCAACGCTGATAGTTTTCTTTTTATCTGCTTCTGTTCTCTCAACCGAATTTTCGCTAACTTCTTGTAATGAATCAGATTCAAAGTCAGTTACTTCATACTTCCCACCACGGGTACGAGTCTCAATAACATTTACTAGATCAACCAATTCTTTACGTTGATGTTCATCTTCGTAACTATCAAGGATTGGTTTTTCAATGAGTACATGATTATTTTCTACGTTCATCCCTCTAGTGTTATAACCCGTACTTCGGATATAAGCTTCTAGATTTTCTTTTTGTTTAGCTAAGTTATTTGTCATTTTTTTGCTCCTTCATCTTTTAATATCTGATTTTTGTTTATAATTTTTTCTAAAATTCTTTGCTTTTAGCTTTTCTTTTAGAACTCTCCGAGCCTTTAGAATCATTTTTTCTAGATTTTGATTTGTCTTGTTTGTTAGCATATTTTTCTAGTATTTCTTGTTTCCGTTGTTCTAAGCTATCATCTTCTTTTTTACACTGAGAAAAGATTTTCTGTCTTTTATCTGGATCCATAGAAAACTTATTGGCTACTACATACCCTAAAGAAGTATCTCCTGACATCGCCCTCACCCCCTTTCTATGCAAACAAAAAGGGACATACCACTAGCATTAAATGCTTACGGTATGTCCCTGAGTTGTTCTCAATAGACTTATTTTTTAGTTTCTTTTTTGACTAGATGGGTAAACTTCCCATCTGAATAGAATAAAGTAACTTCTCCAAAACTTGGAACTTTTTCTATCTCTATTATACCACATTTTTCATAGACAACAAAGCCTTTTTCTGTTGCAAATCGCATTTTATCATCATTCATTGATATTCTCCCCTCACTGTGTTTATAGTGTATCTCTTATCTTTGATTGTAAAAGCCTTGAAAGTGTTCCCTTCTAAACCTTTCAAAATTCTACTTGAATTTCTAGCATTGTATACCGTCCGCAGTTCGCTACTGTCTAAGTTTGTATTAAAAATTGTAGTTTCTCGATTATTGATAATATCAAACAAGAAATCCTGTTCCCAATCGCTCTTAGGGGTTACCGTCCCATTTTTTGCCCCCAGGTCATCAATGATTAGAAAATCAACATCAACAAGCTTTTTAACCGCCTCATACTCTGTTAAGTTTGCATTTCTGCCATAAGCCCAGCCTTCTTTTATCTGCTTGATAATCTCGGTTAAGCTGACAAATAAGACACTCTTAGGCTCGTTCTTCTCTCTGAAGCTCTCATTGATTTCTTTAGCCAAGGCAAGAGATAAATGACTTTTTCCTATTCCTGTGCTACCGCTGATTAAAGTATTTCCTGTCATACCTGCAAGGTACTTCTGGGCTTGCCCCTTTACAAACTCTAACATCTGACGCTCCTCTGTCGTCTTAACAAAGAAATTATCAAATGTCGCTCCTTTCAACTCGTTAGGAATCGTACTATCACGCATTAAGACATCATAAGTTTTAAAGTAAGCTTGTCTGTCCTCGAACTGCTGCAATAGGTCTTTCTCTTTCTGTTTAATCTCTCCCTTCACGCACTCCGGGCAAAATGCTTGTACTTTTCTTTCTGAACTCCCTAACACTGGTACAGAAATTTCCCAGTAATTTACCTGGTGAATATCGCAAACTTTATCCGATATTTTTCTGTTATTAAATTCTTTAAATTGTTCCTTCATCTTTGCAACTCCTAAAATGGTAGGTCTGGGAAGTTATCTTCTGACTTCCCTTTTATGGTTTTAGGCTTTTGATTCAAATAACCGTCAAACTTAGATCCAAAAAGTGTTTCTGGTCTCAAATACTTAGAAAATTCAGGACTATCCTTCCATTCTGCCGTTTTAATATCTATCACCTGTTTAAAATCTTCAAGTGTATAGTCTTCTTTGAATCGTGCTAGTAAAAGCCTTTTTGTCTTATCAACAAACTTATACCTCTTATTAGCTACTTGATTCAGATAAGCAATAGGAATCCAAAGTTCTTTATGTTTTGTTTTCTCTAAATCTTTTATAGCTGTTTCTTCAAGCCAAGTAGGAAAAGTGAAGTCGGGATTTCCCGACAATATATTATCTAAATATAAATTATTACTCTTACTATTAACTCTATTCTCTTTCTCTATCTCTGTTGGACATGAGTTGGAAAAAGTCACTTTACTTTGGACATTCTCCAATTTTGGTATATCTTGACTATTTTTTCTTTGGTCTCGCTTGTATTTTGCCCAGTTTGTTTCACTCTCAACCATGGCTTTTGCTTGCGATAATGTAGCATGGCCATCATCATCGATCTGAATCAGTCCACATTTTGTAAAATATGCAACCGTCATATTGATATCATCTTCAGAAACATCCAGTTTCAAAGCTAGTTCCTGTACCAAACTATCAAAATATCCTTCATAGTACAAAATACAATCATCTTCTAAACTTTCCAACATAAGACGGATATAAATCACTGTCATAGTGTAGCCACCAGGCATATTTTTAAGTCGCTTAATAAAAAGGTTATCAAAAAACTTCTTATCAACTTTTAACCAAAAATATATTTTAGTCTTTGCCATCATCTACCCCCAAAAACTTTAAAACGTCTGAGATTTTATAATACGCTTTTCTAGTATCTTCAATAGGCGGTATATACTGCGGTAGTCCTGCACCTTCCCATTTTGTCAAGGTTTTATCTCCTATGCCTAGTTCTTCCTTTAGTTCCACTTTGCTGATCAAATCTAATCTTTTTTGAGGTGCTTTCTCATGGCTTTTTAAATACCGTTCCACTGCTTCCAAAATCTTAGACTTTAAATCTTCAATCATTTTTTCAAACATCTTAGTACCCCCATGGCTTAAGCCCTGCAAGCTGAATATATCGCCCATAATCAGGGCTTAAACCCTCGATAGTTGTCTCTATCGTCTGTGTACTTTCTCGCTCGATTTGGGCGCTTTTTTTGTGGTCTCGGTGGTTTAAATACATGAGAAAGCCAATCAATATCACGGTAAAAATAAGCGCCTGTGTATTGCTTAAATCTAGTTCATTCATGCTATGCCCTCGCTTGGTAATTCTTGATATAATTTACTTGATAGCTTCGCTCCATCTTCAGAAAGTCGTACACCTCTTCTGGAGTTACTTTATCATCTAAAAAGTCAATGATGAACTGAAAGAGGTTCGGATTTCTATCCTTGATTTTAGTCATTAGCTTATCAAATTCTGATCGTGTCATGTTATCTAGGTCTAGAGTCATTGCATTGCCTCCTCAAACTTCTCTATAAGACAACCTTTATTTACTTTTTGAGTTCCATTTTTAGAGTTAAAAAGAATTTCTTTTAAGGTTATAGTAGACTCTAAATACTCCTTTTCAGCATGTTCTATATACGCCTGTTGCTCTGCTTCGTTGTCAAAAAAGTGCTTAGCTTGCCGTTTAAAGAAAGCTTGTCGCATAGCATCTATTTCAAAAATACCAGGGTGGAAAAACATTCCAGTAGTGCTTTTGGAAATGACTTCGATTTTATGACTTTCATTCAATTCAGGAAGTTCAATCCAAAGTAAACGATGTAAGTTTTCTTTGATAGCTTTTAATTGTCCTGATAAGAGCCCTATTCTCAAAAAATCATTGTTTTCGTCTGCTTGGTGTAATTCCATACTAATTCTATCCAAGCTTTTAGTGATAATATCGTATGTTGTTTCTGTCATAGTCTGTTTTCCCTTTTTCCTATATTGGATTATTTCACCACTCCAAACGCTGGGCGATTGCCCCAAGTTGGCGAACGCTTGTAGCGGTGTTTCGTGAGTAATTACCCATCTTTCAGCTAAACAAGGTCTTAGAATCACCCTGTCAGCACTTGATTTTCAAAACCTTTTCTAATTGCTTGCCTGCTCTTCGGTTTTTCTTTAGGTATTTGATAGAATAGATATTTTTTGCTATAATCAGAGCATAGAAAAAATTTCTATATCCTTAATCTTGTCGCTTGCTCGCCTCGTCTAAAATTTGAGCAAGTGATTTTTTTATTTTCTTTTTGCATGATTACTACCTGACTTTGGTTTATAAAGCAAGTCTTTACTTTCGATAAGATCTAGAATCCAACTGAATCCCTGCTCAACCGTTTCAAGAAATGCGCCCAGGTCTTCACTGTCCAAGTTCTCGTAGTTCATACAAAGATATTCGGCTAGTTGTCTGTCTTTCTCAACTAGCTTTTTAAAGTCCTTGGGATACTTAGGAATTTCTAACCCTTTGGCATTTGTAACTGTCTTAAATTCATTTTCCATTTTCTATACTCCTATACTTTAAAAATTAATTCCTTAATTTCTGAATATCCCCTATTCAAATTAATCATAGCTATTGCCATATCTTCCAAACGTTGGTAGTTTGTCAGTTCTGCACTTGTCAAGCCATCAATACCGTTCTTACTTTCTCGCTCCTTCATGAGTTGGGTCTTGTTTTTCCCAGTCGCTCCCTTTAGTAGTAGGTTTGTAAGGCTACTATAGGCATGCTTAGGTGCTTTCTCCCATGTTTGAATAGCTTCAGTTAAGCTTTTACGCTTTGGTTTTTCCAGTTCTCTTTGAAGATAGCGTTTAGAAAGTTCGTCATGCATCTCAAAGAATGCTTTGACTAGGTTTGTTTTGAAGTTGGCCACTTGCTCGGTATTTTTTAAAAATGTAACTAACAAGGTCGCTTGTTGCTCATTCAAAATATAGTCCTTGGTATTCTGGCCACTTTCCATAGCTTGGATTTTAAATCCGACCTTTCCGAACCGTTCAAACCTTTCTTGATGTTTGCGGATCGTCTTGGTTATTGTATGATGTTGCAATCCTGTACACTCTGCAACGATACTGCTCAGCGTATACGGTTCTTTCTTACCGTCCATATAAACCAGTTCCATTGGTTCGCTCCTTTCTTCTTTTGTCAGTGCTTGCCACCTAAAACAGTACCAAAGTAAATCATTGAGGTAGGGAAAATTTAGGAGAGAATAAACCCCTACAAACCCTTGATACTGCCATAGGTAGCAAGCAAAATATTTCTAGACTCTGTCTTATGCCCCTTTCTAGTAATCTTCAGCAAGCCACTCACTAACTGATTGATATATTCGTCTCGGGGCATCATAATCGCCCTGTTCTACCTGACGTAAGGTAGAGTAAGTTGTACCTAGTTTTTGTGCTAGTTCCTTCATCGTAAGACGATTAACTGCACGCTTGACTCTTACCTGTTCTGCCATACTCTCAGTTATAAGCATTTAAACACCTCCTTTTTTAAAATTTTCGAACCAGACGTGAAAAGTAGTAGATAGATGGAGTTTTATCTGGTTGAATTACAAGGTATAGTTTTCTATACTTTTTCTTGCTACGATTACATTTTAGTATAACTTTCTTTACTTGTCAAGAGAAAAAATTAAATTAAATTATAAATTTTCTATACTTATCTTCAAAATAGTGGTAGAATAAAGAGGAAAGGTAGTGTAAAAATGAGTAGATTGAAAGAATTAAGGCAAGAGAGAAAACTGACACAACAGGAACTTGCTAAACAAATCGGAGTATCAAAACTGACAATTTTAAACTGGGAAAAAGGCGAACACCAAATAAAATCAGAAAAAGCCCAGCAATTAGCGGATATTTTCGGGGTAAGTGTTGGGTATCTATTGGGGTTCAATAATGATGATGTTACAGAATATGAGATTGATTTCCATAATAATGTTATGGAAAGGATGAACAAAGAGGCATTTGTTAGATTTTTAGACTATATTTCTCTAAGTGATATTGTTTTATCTGATAAGCAAATAGAAATGATTTTTTATCAATTGCAAGATCTATCTGAACTTAATTCTAATTACAGATATACAGAAACGGACACAGAAAAACTGAAATCTATGTACTCTGTAAAATCAAACTATATCCCAACTGAAAACATACTTAAAGTAACTAATTCACTATACAAGGATGACACTATAGAAGAACAATTCAAACAATACAAAAAAATTATTGACTAATTTTTATCAATTACTAACATAATAAAAGGAGTAACCCCCATGGGATTTTTTGACACTGTAAAACAAGAAGGAAGCTTTTCTACTGCTTCTGGAGTAAATGGACTACACTACGTTGTCCTTCAGGTAACATTGAAAGAAAAGTTTTTCGGCACTGGATCAGGAAACCTTACAGAATTAGAAGAGGTTATCAATAAACAAGCTTCAAAAGGTTATCGCCTACATACAATCACAACCGCCAATGGTGGAAGCAAAGGACTAGGCGGTGGCGACCGTATCCAAGCCACAATGGTTTTTGAGAAGATTATATAAAAACTATCTCCGCCAATAATAGTCTGATTTTCAGGTATTATGTACGAAAATAGAGAGAATTTGAAGAATAGAAGCTGATTTTACAGACTAAATCGCAAAAAAGAAAATAATTATTGACAAAATAGCGTTTTTGACAATAATTAAAAAATTAAAAGGAACTATTATTGACAAAATAGCGTTTTTGACAATAATTAAAAAATTAAAAGGAGCTATTAATGACAAACTTACATTTTTGTCATTAATTAAATTTAGAGTATGGAGTATAAAAGTCTAAAAAAAATTTATTACAGTGAACGTAGTATTTATGAACAAGAATACTTACAAAGAATAAATGGATACGGCACCACAAAAACTGCAATGTTTCCATATCTGATGAAGAAAGAGGAGTTCGCAACAAATGAATATCCACTATTTGTGGTACCAATTATGGAAATCCAACTTCTTTCCCAAAAAATCATTGAATTATCTTCTACTATTACAGATTTAGCTAATGATCTACCAGACGTTGCTCACCAACAATTTTATAATGAACAACTATTCAATGCCATTATTTCCACAAATGAAATTGAAGGTATTGGAACTACAAGAAAAGATGTAGCAGCTGCAATTGAAGCTCTTAATAAAGATAAAAAAGAAAAGCTGAAACACAAATCTACTGTCCGAATGTACCTAGATATACTTTCAGAAGATTATCTAAATATAACAGAACTAACTCATATTAGAGAAATATATAATGCTTTAACTAACGGAGAAATTGAAGATGATGATGAACTTGATGGTGAACTGTTTAGGAGAAGCTATGTTTCTATTGTTAATAATCAAAATGGAAAGATAGAGCATATTGCGCCAGGTAAAGAAGAGACAATTAAAGAAATGCTACTTAGCTGGCTTCATTTCATCAATACAGAAAATGTTCCTTTCCTTATAAAAGCTAGTCTAGCACATTATTTTTTTGAAAACATTCATCCGTTTTATGATCGCAATGGAAGAACTGGACGTTATATTCTATCTAAGTATCTTTCAAGGAAATTAGATAAATTTTCTGGTCTCATTATTAGTAAAAAAATAAATGAAGATAAAAACAAATACTATAAAGCATTCTCAGATACCGGAAACATCCTAAACAAAGCAGATGGTACTCAATTTGTACATACAATCTTACGTTTTATTATTAAGGGGCAATATGAAATAATAAATACACTGGCAGAAAAACAAGAAATGCTATACTATTATCATCAAAAATTGCAAGATAGTAGTTTCACTGATATCGAAGCAACTATATTATTTTTACTTATCCAGTCTCAATTATTTGTGTCAGATTTTGAAGCAAGCATTAACGACAATGAACTTTTGAATCTTTTACAACATACTGAATATTCTCAGAGAAGTCTAAAACAAACTATAAAAGATTTAGAAAAAAGTAAAATATTAATTAAAGTTGCAAAGCGCCCATTAAAACATGCAATAGTTGAAGAATTCTTTGATTATAGTGCAAAATAGTTAACACTATATATTTACAAATGACAAGTTAAGTTAAAAATTCTCGTAGCTCCTCGCATGGTATAAACTAAAACCTTTTCTAATTGCTTGCCTGCTGATGGAAAAGGAGTTAAAACCATGAAAATTATACAACACACGAAAAAAGACGGATCAGCAGTCTACCGCTCCAGTATCTATCTTGGTATCGATTCTGTAACTGGTAAGAAGGTCAAGACTACCATATCAGCACGAACAAAGAAAGAACTCAAAAACAAGGCCACCCAGGCTAAGGTAGAATTTGAGAAAAACGGCTCGACACGGAAACAACGCTCACATATAACAACCTATAGCGAACTTGTGGACTTATTCTGGCAAACCTACCAGCATACCATAAAGACTAATACTCAGATAAAGATAAAAGGTTGCTTAAATAATTACCTCCTGCCCTCATTTGGTACTTACAAACTAGATAAACTTACTCCTGTTATTATCCAAACTCAGGTAAATAAATGGGCTGATGAGTACAATCAGGACGGAACGGGGTATAAAGAATACAATAACCTTCATGCCTTAAATAAACGTATTCTACAGTACGGAGTTTCTATCCAGGCATTAGACAATAACCCTGCTCGTGATGTTGTCATTCCTAGAAAGATAGCAAGAGATAAACAAGAAATTAAATACTTTCAAGATCAGGAACTTAAAAACTTCCTCTCCTATCTCGATAACCTAGAAAATACCTTTATCAATTTCTATGATACTGTGCTTTATAAAACGCTCCTAGCTACTGGACTGCGCATCCGTGAATGTCTGGCCCTGGAATGGTCTGATATTGATCTGCAGAACGGAACGATTGATATTAACAAAACACTCAACATTTTAAACCAGGTAAACAGTCCTAAGACAAAATCAAGTTATAGAGTTCTAGATATCGATCATAAAACAGTACTCATGCTTCGTCTCTACCGAGCAAGACAAGCAGAAAACGGTAGAAACATTGGCTTAACCTATGAGAAAGTATTCTCTGATAGCTTTGACAACTATGTCAATACTCGAAAGGTTGATTATCGCCTACATAAGCACTTAAAAAACGCTAACTGTACTGATTTAGGCTTTCATGCTTTCCGACACACTCACGCTAGTATCTTGCTTAATGCTGGCCTGCCATACAAGGAAATACAGACACGGCTTGGCCATGCAAAAATATCTGTAACTATGGACACTTACAGCCATTTATCAAAAGAGAACCAAAAAAGAGCAGTCTCATTCTTTGAAACTGCCCTCGAAAAAATAAAAAGTTCTTAA